TTTGTTTCATCAAATACTCCATTAAAATATGTGTCTGTGAAGAAATCACGTAACACTATAGGTTTCTTTTTAGTTTCGCTGTCTATCTTATCGGCGAAAATTTCAAATATACTTCTGTAAAAATCTGGGTCTGCTTTTTCTATTTCCCAAATAGGTTCTCCTTTAAAGTTATACATGTAATGAGGGTTAGTTAATAAGAAGTAATACCCTCCACTGTCTCCTCCGTTTACATTACAGTTTACAAAAGGTTCTGCTACACGCGAGATTTGTATAGTCATTTGGTCTGGGTTGTTAAGTACTTCGTGCGATTCTCCAGCAACATTGACCGTAGACAATTTACCTGTTCTTTTAGGAAGATTACTTTTCTTCCTTAAGTTATCTTTGATTTGCAAACCAAGAGTGTGCACTCTTTCGGGGCTAACCCCAATCAAAGATGAGGAGATTGGAAGAACAATCTGTCCACGGTCAACCTTGACAAACCTACCATTGGGGTAAGGGTCTTCAACATTATTAAACAAAGGCGTTGCTAAATAAATTAACTTACTGTTATCTGCGACAGATGGGTCTAACACGCACGAAAGACTTTGGCCGTTGGCTGATAAAGTAATTTGTTCTGCTAAAAATTCTGTTTCATAATTAACCATACGTAAGTAATCTTTTAAGGTCTTTGGATGTACAGGCATGTCCATAAAAAAGAAAAGATGTAATGATATAGTGTCTTTCTTTATACCTAACGATGCACTAGCTTGAGCTATATACGATACATTTTGAAATATTTTAGGTAGCTGTAGCACAATTTGTTCGGCCATAGCTTCCAGGCTATTGCCTGGCATAGCACGAAGTCCGTCTATATCTACAACTAATAATTCAGTTGCTTGAGAACGATCTGACATAAATGCACGAGATTCGTTAACAATCGGTCTTTTTAAAGGACCTTTGTGCATACACGCACCTTGTTCTGCTGCGGTACATAATGCACGAAATAATTTATTAAATCCTTTTTTATCAATAGATACATCTTCTTCATAAGATGTAAAATCTTTTACTAGCGGATATGGTCTAGAGCCTTCTTTAGTAATTTCTTTTGCAAGGGCTTTTTTTGCTTTTAGAAAAGTAATTTTCATTTGTCAATCTCCTTTTTTGAGTATACTTCTTCTCTATCTATACGTACAGAATCGTCAGCTTCAAAGGCTAGTTTGCATGCCTTTTGTGATATGTTAGTCACAGTAATCGTGCACAAATCCCCACGGGCTGTGTAGACTTTTACACGATCACCAACTTTTCTTGTAAGTATTAAATTTTTATTTGTCATAAATTTGGCTTACGCCTCCTTCTGCGTCTAGTGGTAAATCTTGACACCAACTAGGCGTTGTTTTCATTATTTGAAGTATCTTATCCATTGTAACATCTGCATTAACTTCTGAACCAATAGCGATAATTTCATCGTGTACTTGCATAACAACATCAACTTCAGGCATTGCGTGTACTTCTAACATTTGGTCTGTAATAACTATTCGTGCAAGTGCTTGAATAATGTTTTCTACTAAACGAGGTCCATAAGTTCTAATTTTGCCTTTGGATGTAGAGTATAAAAACTCTCCTCCTATGTATTGCAGTTCTGGATAATTTAATGACATTTTGTTTGGTAATGTTAATCTGTTACGTGCAACTTCTAAGGGCCCGTACTTTGTACCGAACATATTTGGCGACATCATATTAAACAATAAGTCTTTTGCTCGTGACCACAATATCGGTATGTTTGGATACATACCACGGTACTGCGTAACAATCTGAGCTGCAGTGCTGTCCGACACGTCAACTGAAGGCGAACCTGCTTTAAGGGTGTCTTGGAACTTAAGATGTCCCATGCCGTACCCTAACCCGAGAATCGCTGTCTTGCCGACATATCTTTCTAGTGCATTGTCTTTGGTAATCGTGCGTCCATATATCTGGGACGCGAACTCACAGTACACATCTCTACCTTGTGCAAAAGCGTCAAGTAAATCAGCCTCCTTTGCAAGCCAGGCCAGCATACGTGCTTCGATGTTGGACAAGTCTGCAATAAACAACTTTTGACCTTCGGGTGCGTGTATCGCGGTTCGAAGTTTAGAACCCCTTGGTAGGTTTTGTAAGTTGATTTTATCTGACCCACCAAATCTACCTGTATGTGCAGCATAGTATCGGAGTGGTATACCAAAGGTTCCGTCCGGGTTGCACGAATCTATAAATCTTTGTGCTCTGGTCTCATCTATACGTGATTTAACTACTTCTCTAGCTTCCCATATATTTTTGTGTTGAGGGTACATGTTGCACATTTGTATGTATGCCGGGTCATTTTTACCAAAGGCTGGTATTTGTTTGCCGGTGGTCGGGCTTTTCTTGGTAGGTATTGTAATGTCTAGGCTTTCTAAATGCGCAGCAAACTTTTGTTGTGACGCTAGAACTTCTCGTGTTACTCCCGACGCATCTATCGATTCCGCTGCACGAAGTGCCATCTCATCCTTATACGCATGTAGCATAGGTCGGTCTAATAAAAGTTTAGGTTCTACAAACATACGCACAGTTAAATCTATTAAATCTAGCTCTTTGTCTGTAAACCTGCCCTTGTATGCTTGATATAGGTCATAGGTCAGGTCGACATCTTGTATACAATAGTCGCCGATCGTAGCGTCCAGCTCTGGGTCTAAGTTGTACACGCCTTTGGCTGTTACTAGTTCTTCGCCTTTACGTTTGCCCAGGTCATTTGGAAACTCTCGCACGCAACAATCTTTTAGCCTTGCAGACATGTTCGGATACAGACCACGGCTCATCGCCGCCGTGTCGTAATAGTACGCTGGCCTATATCCGAAATGCTGTGTAAGAATAAATGCGTCAAATAAAGTATTATGGCAAACGACGGCAGTATTATCCCAATCGATTTGCTCCAAAATGGCCGGGGTGTCATCCTCGTTATACCACTCTGTTACTCCATCTTCCACTTTTATCCCCACGCCCCAAACTTTGAACTGTGAATCGTGTATGTACTGTGCAGTACTCATTTTGGTCAGTGAATAGTGTGTGTCGTAATAGGTTTCAAAATCTAAATATATTTTAGTCAGGTTTGTATTCATTCTTTGCTCTCTCTATAGTTTTATCTATTATTATTTCTGCATCTTCTGCATCAGGTGCAAGTCCATATGCAAGACCAACAAAATAATCTAGGCCTACATGTAATATGTGTGGTATATCTAAATCATTTGCTGCTTTAGATATTATTTCGTCTAAGTCTTCGAAGAACTGGTCATGTGCTAATTCTTGCTTTGACTTTATTGGTTCGCCGTCTTTATCTATTATGTTACTCATTTGTCTACCTCTGATAATGATTCATGACATTGCACAATCATTTGTTTAATCAGTACGCCCGTACCTACCCCGTAAAATTTCTTCAGGGCTGTTAGTTTCTTTTTAGTGTCTGGGTCAATTCTGAACTGAACGCCAGTTGTGTTTGCTTTTTTAGTTGTTATGTTTAGTTTCATAAGTCCTCCTTGAACTTTTTCATTTTTGCACACCATTCTTCGTATTCGGAACGCTTTGCACGTTCCCAACCAATTTGCTTACTGGTGTACATGCTGTAAGCAATTGATATGCGGACATATTTCCATTGTATATAAGGTAAATCGTCTGGATTATTATAGGTATATGGGTGTATTGGATTACGTTTCACATACACATGACTAGGTGGCATTTAATTACTCCTTAATTAAATTTGACAAAAGACAATTATGTCTTTATGACTATAGATATTACATCATGGTGATGTAATAAACAACTAGGAGAAATATTATGGCAACTTTTACAAGTGACATGGTAGCTGGAAATCAATCATTTAAACCTTTCCCAAGTGGAGCTTTAGGTGTTAGATATTCCAAAATTAATCTAACTGCAGCGCCTAACGCAGCTGACGTATACAAAATGGTAGACGTTTTTGCTGGTGAAACAGTGCATAATGTTGTGATTAAATCTAGTGACCTTGACGGTGGTACAGCTCTTGTTTGGGGTGTTGGTGATGGCGACGATACAGATTACTATATCGGTGCATCAACAGCAGGACAAACTGGTGTAGCTGATCACATGGACGCTGACGTATGTCCAAAGACTTACAGCGCAGACGATACAATTGATATTATCTGTGAAGTAGCTCCTGGTTCAGACGTTGCAACAGGTTCATTAGAGATTTGGATTACAGTAGCGTAATCTAAGACGCATAGCCCAAGCCGGGACACCGAATCTTGGGCTATACTGATGCCACTCCTTGGCATGTTAGTGAATGGGAGGTTCCTCCCAATTTCCATCGGACATAAACTGTTGCCAGTTGCCGTCATAAGCATGAACGAACATAATACAGACTTTAACGCCTTCTTCTGATTCGATATACTTAGTCATGGCGGCTTGTATGCCGTTATCTACAGCATACTCACCTACATCCCACATATAGTTTTTGATAGCACTCATAGTGGTACTCCTTTGCTTTTATAACCCCACAACTGTTGAAACTTAGCTATTGCTTCGTCTTTATTGTAATAAGGTAGATTAACGCATTTGCGTTCATAATCTGACAAGTCTCTCCAACGCCAAAAATTATCTTCATACGATATTTTATCGTTGTAGTTAAATTCTGGATAAGATGCGATATGTTCTGATTTACTCATGATTCCCCCAAAAGTTTATTTTCTAGGATAACTTGGTTCATTTCATCACGCAAGTCATCTGGAACCTCTAACTCTTGGACAACATTTTTAGCCACTCGTGGTTTTGCCTTTGCAGCCATCTTTTCCATAGCATAGCTTGGTATCAATGACCTACCTTCTGGGTAGTTATCTAAGAACCTTTTTAAAGTAGTAAACTGCTCTAAAAATTTCTCAAATTTATCTACAGCTTGAGCTATTTTAGCTTCTGTTTCTGGAATACTACAGATGTCGTCACACATCTTTGGACAAGTAACTAAAATAGCCACATCAGCATGCGGTGAATAATCTTCACTTGCTGCGTGGTTATTTGAACTACCGTTTGTAGTAAAAGGTAAAAACACTGGTTGAGCAAAAGTATGGTTAAAGACTAAATCACCTTCAACAAAGTTTTCGCTACGTGCTACTACGTTTTCATCTGACCAACGTTGTGTATACTGGTCATTCCAGTCGCATATCATAGATAAGTTCGTTGCAATATCTCTATTTTTGTTAACGATAAGTGCAATGCTCTTAACCCTTCTCATAGGTTCAAAAACATTTTCTTCTTCGTTTTCATCGTAGTGATACCCACTAGCATTGGTTAAATGCCCATGTGCGTGCTTATCATTGTTTTCCCACCTGTTATTAGCAGGTTTGGACTTTTTAGTAATCATCGCTTTGTAATGCTCAACCATTTCATAGGCTAATTTGCCATATTGTTTAGACAGGTTTTGCATTTCAAAGAATGAAGGTCCAGCATTGTCTTGTAGTGTAGTAACAATACATTCTACAGTGCTAGATATATCAGCTTTAGTTTCGTAAGCAGTTTGAACCTGCTTACGATAATTACCAACAACGTCATGTTGAAGTTGTTGTGTCATACTTACAGATGCCATAATGTCCTCCTATTGCATTTGTATGACCTCGCCGTAAGGGGCGTCGGTCGCGTTAGTTGTAATCCAAAGCACAGGGAAATGTGGCTCTTCGCCAAAATCACTGCATTCTAGATCGGTTAGGTATACAAGAGCAGCCACGTTAGGGTGGTTCTCGTTTAGATAGTCAATCACAGGTGTGAACTCAGTTCCGCCTCGACCTTTGTATGTAACTTTAAGAGGTAAAGACTCGCGACTGTATTCGGTTGTCTCGTTAATCTCAGAATCACATTGTATGAACTGAACACGCTCGGGTGCTAGCTCATGCAATATATGTGAGGTTTCAGCTGTGAACTGTGTTAGTTCCTCATCAGATATAGAACCTGATGTGTCAACTGCGATTGCTATTTCTTCTAGGCATGGGTTATGTAACGATGGTAGATACATACCTCTGCCAATAAAACGCCTGTTAGGTCTTACCCAAGTAAAGTCAGACTTGTTGTTAGCACGCAAAAAACGTGCTAACACAGCCTTCCAATCTACTTTCGGGTCTGTAATATCAGATATTAACGACTCCATAACACCAGAGAGTTTGCCTTGTGCTTTAGCCGCTTCAGCCGCTTGGTGGATAGCTACAGTAAATTCGGACTCAATGGCACTAGCTTTACCAGCAGTGCCATCACTTCCAGGGTGGTCCATAACTCCACCACATTTACCAGGGTCTAACGCATCAGTACCTTGGTCAGGTAAATCTGCGTAGATTGCCTCAGCAGTCATATCATTGTACTGCTCATCCACTAAGCCGCCCCTAGGTAATATAAAACCTTCAGCTATTAAGTAGTTGTTGATTGCGTAATCACAAGCAACATTCCATTTAGTAGCATCGCGTTCATTTCTACGTGTGATATGTAGAAACACAACATGAAGAACTTCGTGTGCTAAAAAGCCCACTTTCTCCATGTCAGTAAGTTTCTCAAACCACTTGGGGTTGTAGAAAAGATGGACACCGTCTGTGGCACCTGTTTGCTCCTCCCACTCGACTGGTTTTAGTCTCAAACATAAAGTGCCAAAGAACGGATTACTAAGAATCAACCTTGATCTTGTTTTAACAAATGATGGGTTCATGAGTCATCTCCTAATAAAGAATCTTCAAGAATCGTTTCTCTTAGACTAGATAATTCATTGTCCGCAAGTTCAGCTTGGTGCTTTACTCGCTCGCCACGGTCATCTTTCTCGTGCATCTTTTGCAAACGTTCTGCTGGTATCAAAGGTTGTAACCAAGACGCTGATTTCATAAGCTGATTAAGAGTAGAGAATTCACTCAATACTTCTTTAAGCTTGTAATCTTCGTCCCACAGTTTGTCGCGAACGTTTTTGTTGAACATACGCACTTCCATGCATTCTAGAAATACTGGGTTGTCGGGTTCTACTTCGACTTGCATTTCTCTGTATCTACACAAAAACGTAGGGACTTGGATATCTGGTAAATTAAGATTAAACGATTCGTCATAATCTTTGGTGTGTGTATTACCTTCACCGTCGTCCTGCGTTACTTCCCATCGTGCTCGTATTGCTAAAGTATCCACATTCTCAGTAGGGCAATCGTAGCCCCATGTTTCTTTGAAGTGTTTACAAGTAGCATTAATTCTGTCTTGATAACCTTGTTCAGTGAATACCTGCATACCATCCTTTGGAAAGTCTTTTTCAGGATTAGCAGCCTTGAATTTCTTCTTGGCTGCTTCTCTGATTTCATGTTTCAAGTTTTCTGATAATCTAACTGTTTTCATAGTTCCTCCTACAATACAACGTTAGCATTTTTAGTAATCCAGTTTTTAATTGCTGGATGACCGCGTAAGTTCCTGTCTCTAGCAAGACAACCTTTGACAAGCACGACTTGATACTCGACTGTCAGTTTGTCCGACAGTTTCATAATCTTTTCCATCTTATCTTCAGTTGCACGGGCTGCAACAGCGTTAGCAAGAGCATATAACAACGCTGGATTGTCATCTCTCTTGTATTTATTTGGGTCTTCGATGATCGCATCAATATCCGGTAGTTTGTCAGATATCTCACGAAATGCAACGAATTCACCTGCTGGTCCATCACCTACAAGTGAGGACACACCATAGAACAACCTATCTTGACTGATACTTGCTCGTTGCAGTTTCCTGCTGACCAAGGACCAAGCACGCGGTGTTGGAAACGCATACTCATCAGGGTTGAATTGCGACAACAAGTTCGGTCTGTATTGAATAAATGCAATAACATTCGAATCAATGTTGTTCTGGTGTGCCCACTGCACCCAGTCATCTAAGACAGGGTCCAACTCATAATGTGCTAGTCTATTTCTAACTGGACTAGGCATCTGATATACAGCTGCGGAGTCAGTTAATCTATTACCAGCACAAAGTATTGCCCAGCCTTTTGGTAATTTATAATCACCAATTTCTCGGTTAAGCAATAATTGTAAGAATGCATTCTGAGTTGCAGGTGGTGCAGTCGGTAACTCGTCAATAAACAAGATACCTCGTTCGCCATCACGCGACTCAATTGGGAATACATCCGGAACGGCCCAAGCTGTGTATTTAGTAGAACCTACATCTTGCTGGTGCAAGTAAGGTATACCTCTGACATCAACAGGGTCAAATAAGTTTGCACGAAAATCTATGATATTCATGTTCATTTCGGCGGCGACTTGATTAGGTATGTCAGACTTACCAATACCTGGTCCACCCCAAATCATTGCGGGTGTGCCAGATAAGACACAGTCTTTCAGTTCCAGTTTCAAGTTTAGTGGATTAATAGTTTGCATATTAGTTTCTCCAATCTGGGTCTACGGTTTCCCACTTTGTGGTAATCGTAGGCACTGAGATTTTGAGGGGCTTGCTATTTACAAGCACTTTTTTACCTCGTCCAATAGTTAGTTTCTCGTGTTGCATAGTCTTCTTCATAACGAACAAGACAATAGATGCACACAAGCCACCAACCATTGCTGCAGCCATGCCGCTGAATGTGCCGTAAAAACACACCATCAGCGTGACTGTTATAAGCACGTCGACAAAAATGTCATGGCCGATTGCTTTCTTGCCGCCTGCTTTAAGCGCAAGAATCAACAGGCCTAGTGCGGAAAATATTCCTACTAGTATCATTTCTATGCCTCCATGTCATATAAGCCATGTATCCGAACTGGATTAGCTCGATTAATATCCAAAGTGCAGTAGTAACTGCACCAGTTATAGTTGTTGCATTCATGTTGTGGTCCTCCATAATAAATACAAAATTGACCCGATACCGACCCCGATACCAAGTAAGATTAACGAGTAATGTATACTCGTCGCCAAACCAAACAACACAAACAATATGCCTGTGCCGGTTAGTATTGAGCGAAAATACTCTTTTAACATATTTGAAACCCTCCTGAATGTTTCATGAATCTAACGAACTCTTCAACATTCTCTGGGTCAAACGGATAGCTACAAACCCAAGCTTTGTCAATTTCACCTGACGCTTCTTGCTTTTTAGCTTCTTCTTGTTGCTTAAGATGCTCTTTCTCATATAAATGATGTCCATTGTTAGCTATGTCAATTTCTAACAGTTCTACCATTTTTGCAGTCAACTCTGAACTATATTCATAGCCTTCGTTGTATTCACCTCGCTGTATGTCTTCTTCAGTCATAACTGACTTACAAACATCGCAGGTGTAGTCCCATAGTGGTCGCCACCACCAGACATTGTTACGAAAGTAATAACCTGGGTTTTCACTCTCGAACACATTTATAGCCTCAAAGTATTGGTCACGCTGTTCTTCTGTCGAATCGTTCCAATCAATTTCAGGCTTTTCACTTTTTAGTTGCGGATTTAATCCGTATACATCCATTCCCATATAGCACCTCCTTGTGGTTTTAGGGTAAAATTAAATTAATGGCGAGCTTTATCATCTCGCCGCGGGCTTTCCGTTACCACCGACACACACTTTATCGTGTCTGTGTGTTGACACTAGCCAGAGCGTTCAGACTCACAGCACAAACCTATGTAGAAGGCCCGCGAATGCGGGCCCATTCTTTGTTCCATGTGGTTCCGCTTGGTTCCGCATAACGTGGAACACATTCTGCACTGTAACGACAGGGGATAGCGGACATGGTTCCGTTGTTCCATGTAAAAATAGCATATAACATTCATTCATTATCCTAGGTCGGTGGTCGACCAGTATCTTATCGCTTCTGAACTTTCTGGAACCGTGGAACCGTCAAGCAAGCACGCAGGCACGGTTGTTGCAGGCAAGCGGTTTTTTGTGGTTCCACATAGTTGTTCCACATGGGCACATATCCGTGGAACAAACGGAACCAACTAACCGCAGGCAATCACCGGCATGCGCCTTGATGATAGTAAGCAGGCAGTGATAGTATGATAGTAGTTAAGAAACAAAGAAAGGAGGGCCGAAGCCCCCCTTGGTGATAAGTTATGTGGATTGAGATTCCCTGATTCGGGAGAGATGGTCTTGATAACCTCTATCGAGTGAAGAGGTCGTATCTTCATCTGACTTCATCCATTCGCGGATAAAGTAAGCGTAAAGACCGATGATAACAGCTCTACTGATGATAGTAAGGCTGATATAAAGTAAGACAGCAATTGCTGCGTAGTCTAAAAGTTCCATAAGTTACTCCTGTATGGATGTTCGTGGCCACTGATTCGTATCAGCAGCCAGAACGGGATTGAACGCTCTTCCATGATTATGATTGTTGGGGAGCGTTATTTGCTTGTTGGTCATGAGCTGGTTCGGCGTGGATTGCCTCTGCTAACTCTTGATCAATATTAACCTCTTCCGTGTGCTTGTCGCTCTGGATGAGTGTAGGTTGTTGTGTAAGTCCTTTAGTGAACTCCACAGTTACGTCTTTAGCTGTGTTAACAGCCCATCGTGATATAGGTAACACAAGTTTACCTGCTTGTTTGACCGCTAGGCCAGTATTATATGCGAATGATTTAATCATGCCGCACCTCCTTTTTGGTTATGATGATAGTTAGTCACTGTGCCTATATGCTCGATACGACATAAGTGTTGAGCCAGGCAGGCAGAGACGGTAATTCTCATCGGTTAAAAAAAAGTGATGAGTCTTACGACTCACCACCATTTGGGTCAACTATTGCATTAACATCAACAGTTGGGGTTTTAGCAACTTTAGCTCTTGGAGCCCAAGCTGCTATATCAAGAGAAACAAGTTTAGTTTGATTAACTATGTTGCCACTCTTATCTTTATAAACAGGAAAGTTCTTGAAGCCTTTAGAAAGCTCTTCAGTAAAATTCATGTTGAATAAAGGTCTAGTATTCTCTGGGTTAGACATGATAGTTTGTATCACAGCCTCTAACTCAGGATAGTTGGCAAAGGCTTTACCGATAGTATTACCTAAACCAGAGTTAACATTACCCTCTGAATCAACAAAGGAACCAGTGCTGTTAGATAAGTTAACAGCGATTTTAGATTTAAATGTATTTGACATACATACTCCTATAATTACAACTGGAATGACATTATCCCAGTCTACTTACCTATGTAGAAGGTCGGCGACTGCCGACCACTTTTTCGAAACAAGGTTCCAAACCAGCGATTTAGAAAGTCAGATTAGATTACGAATCGGGAGGGAAGGGCGTCCTGTGGAGCAGGGGGGAGGGAATGAGAGAGCGATATAGAACTACTTTTTCAAAAAAAATTTTCTACAAAAAATTTACAAGTTATCCACAAATAAGCTATGCTTACGAAATGAGTTTAGTTGCAACCCAAGAAATACAAGTGACTGAAGAAGATAGAGTTGAACTTCAATCACATTTTCCGTACGCAGGCGTCAAACTTTCTGAGCTCTCTGTACAAGAAGAACGCCTAATTTTGTTTCATATAAGAGGAATGAGCAAAGCCGCTGCCGGCCGTGCTGCTGGTTATAGAAACATGGATCACGTGTACGATGTTTTTAAAAAACCAAAAATTGGCCAGGCCCTAGAATACTTACGCAAAGAAATGAGAGAGGAGGTCAAGTTCGATCGAAACACGGCCACTAGCATGTATCTTGAGGCCCACCGAAAATCGGCAAATGCTACAGAAGAAAAAAACGTCGTCGATTCTCTATGTAAACTACATGGGCTATTTGCTCCCGAACAAGCAACACAAGTTAATATTAATGTAGACAAGATTCAACAGCTAGAACGGCTGCCAGATTCTGAACTGCTAAAGTTAGCTGGTGTTGACATGTCTTATTTAGAACCCAAAGGAGAAACTAATGACTAGTAAATACGAAATGGCGGCTAGAGCCAGAAAGAAAAAACGTAAGACAAGTAAGTTTCCAGATATGAATAAAGACGGGAAGATTACCCGAGCTGATATCATAATGGCGGCTAAGAAGAATAAAAAGAAGAAAAAGTGAAGGTTGTAGTAACTGGAGCCAAAGGATATATTGGCACCCAGGTAGTAGAACTTCTTTCTCAAAAATCTGGCCTACAACTTACACCCATGGACATAGAAGAGTGGGACATCCGACACGCGTCCAATGATATAGCACCTGATATAGATGTCGTAGTCCATTTAGCAGCATTAGTAAAAGTAGGCGAAAGTGTCGAAAGACCTACAACATATTTTTATACCAACACCGTCGGAACAAAAAACGTTATTAATAGATTTCCAAATGCAAAGTTTATTTTTGCGTCGACCGGAGCAGCATATGATCCGACGTCACCATATGCGCGATCAAAAGTAGCGGCCGAGGAAATAGTAAAAGAAAGTTGTTCAGACTATACAATTTTTCGTTTTTTCAATGTCGGTGGTCGAACACCAACTAATCCAGAAGGTTTGTACGCAGCAACGCAAAATGCAATAGAGTCAAAAACTTTTACTATTTTTGGAAATGATTACGATACGTCAGATGGTACGTGTGTTAGAGATTACGTGCACATTGACGATCTGTGCGCGGCGATTGTATCCGCGGTTGGACAGCCTGGAACAAAAACTATAGAACCGATTGGTTCGGGTAAATCTTATACAGTTAAAGAATATGTTGACGCCTTCCTACAAGTTAATGGTAAACTATTTGATATAGAGTTTGGCGAAAGACGTCCAGGCGATAACGAAAAGTCGGAGGTTCCATTTGTCTCGCGATTCATGGTCCCTACGAAAACAATTTATGACATAGTGGAGATTTGATATGCATTGTATAAACGCAAAACCCAAATCGATGAAGATGAAGGGCAAAAAGAAAAAGAAAGGCACAACTAAGAAATCCTACAAAGGAGGCAAGAAGTATGGCTAAAAGAGGACTGTATGCAAACATACACGCAAAACGTAAAAGAATTAAAGCAGGCTCGGGTGAAACTATGCGAAAAAAGGGAGCAAAAGGCGCACCTACAGCTAAAGCTTTTAAAAAATCCGCAAAAACCGCGAAAAAAAGACCTGTTAAAAGGAAAAAAAGGTAAAAATGCCTAGAAAAAAGGAAAAACCTATAAGAAAAACCACAAAAGGCAAGGGTGCTAACTACCGTCCTACTAAAAAAGGGGCGGGAATGACCAAAAAAGGCATAAAAGCCTATAGAAGGAAGAATCCTGGGTCAAAATTAAAGGGAGCAGTCACTGGAAAGGTTAAAAAAGGCTCAAAAGCAGCAAAAAGACGTAAATCTTATTGCGCAAGGAGTGCAGGACAACTAAAAAGGAGTTCTGCAAAGACTAGAAACGATCCTAATTCAAGAATTAGGCAAGCAAGGAGGCGATGGAAGTGTTAAATGAGTATGTAGAGTGGCCCGCATGGATAGACCCTGTTTTAGGAGTTATTACTCTTACGATTATGGGCTTGTTTTGCTATATGTCGGCACATTTAGTGGCGGAACGCAAAGCAGGTAAGCAAATACCAATGTTTTGGGAAAAAATAGGAGAAAAAATGGGATACGGTAAAGGATATTCTAAAAAACCGGCAAAAAAGGCTAAAAAAGCCAAAAAACCGGCGATGAAGAAAAAAAAGTAGGTGACAGAAATACCAAAGATAGAATGCTATAAGTGTAAGAAGCTTTTGGCAGATAACCTCGTACAGCCCAATGGGCTGTGTGTTTATTGTGCTGCAGACGAAGCAGAACAGTTACCACAACCAAAAACACAACCAAAATCACCCGACAAAGGTCAATTAAAAGCCGAACAAGAGTTAGCTATGCGTATTCTAGCAAGAAAGCGCATGTTGCCGTTTGTAGAAAAATTTAACCCGGATTACCAAGCAGGATGGGTGCACAAGGACATTTGTCAAAGGT